GACAGAAAGTTCATCTCAGATACAGGCTTTGCGCGGCGAAAGAGAAACCTTAGTCGGTAATATCGAAGCCAACGTAGAGGCTCTCAAAGATAATATTGCTGGTCTTCCGATTGAAGATTTGGAGGCTCAAATCGAAGCCTTGCGCCGTGAATCCGAGTCTCTTAAAGGCACAGCGAGCGAGGAAAGAAAAGATTTATTTTCGCAGATGGAAGCTCTTCGTGACGGTGCTTTAACCAACGATCAGGTTAACGCTTCTATCGCGCAAGCTCTGCAAACTGGTACCTTATCGCAGGATCAAATCAACACGGCGATTGACGCTTTAAAAGTCGATGTTGAGGGAAAGATCGGCGGTCTTGCGTCAACAGAAAGTTTAAACCAGCTTCAATCCGACATAACAAGCATGCGCAGCGAACTCGAAGGCACTATTGCTGGTGCTTTAGATGGCACTGCGAGCAAGGGCGAACTTGCGGCGCTTCAAGCATCATTGACCGGCACTGCAGGAGATTTCGATGCGCGGTTCTCTGAGCTGCAGAATCAAATGCTTAACCCTGATGACATCGCCAGCCAGCGTGCTGCTGCTATTACTGCTGCAATGAACCCGATTGAGGCTCAACGCCAAGCAGCTATTGCTGCTGCAATGAACCCGATTGAAGCTCAACGCCAAGCAGCTATTGCTGCCGCAATGAACCCGATTGAAGCTCAACGCCAAGCAGCAATTACTGGCGCGATAAGCCCTATTGAGGCTCAGATCGCGGAGTTAAGAGGGAGCATTCCTGCCCAGCAAAACATTGACGTTGACGCTCTAAGAAAATCAATTATGGATGAAATTAACGCCCAAACTCCATCCCCCGGAGCCGATGGTGGTTCAGCACCAGCACCATCACCAGCACCTGGACCTGGACCTGGGCCTGGGCCTGGACCTGGACCTGGGCCTGGACCGATATTTGATCCCGGTATAGGTGGTGAAGGCGGTTTTGGTGGCGGTGGGCCAACCTTTGATTTTATAGCAGGTGGTGATGGGACTTATAATGATATCATCCCTGGATCTGGCGGATTTTATCCAGGTTTTGGTGAAGGCAAAGTTGGCGGTTTGTTTGCTAAATATTCTAAAAGTCAGAATCAACCTGCAGAATCTATGGCGAATCAGTTAGAAAAGCTCAAGTATAGCTCAGATCTGGGTTCTGGTGGCCCCATCATGGGTAATTTAGGCGGTCTTACTGATGATTATGATGACGCTGGTAACTTAACTGATGTTGGTCGCTTAGGCCAACCCGAGCCTTTTTTTGGGAAACCCTTTGATCGCAGATCTAAAAAGGGCGGACCACTACGTAAATATGCTGAAAATCAGAATAAACGTGCAAAACCTATACCAACTGCGCTTACCAGATTCGATTTAAGTAACTTGGACCTTGGGCGGTTTGGTTTATAATGAGGTCGTCTGCCCCCAAAAACGTTTCCAACCCCAGCCTTTACGCGAAAGCTAAGGCGAAGGCTAAAAGCAAGTTCGACGTTTATCCGTCAGCATACGCAAATGCGTACATGGTTAAGGAATATAAGAAGATGGGCGGCTCTTATAAGACTCCGAAAAAAATGAGCAAGGGTGGCGCGGTTTTCATGAAACCAAAGGGTTGTGGTGCTGTGATGGAATCTAAGCGTAAAATGGTTAAGGTTCCCCGTGGCTAGAGCCGGATTAAAAAAATGGTTTGGCGAAAAATGGGTTGATATTGGCGCTAAAAAGAAAGACGGAAAGCTTCAAGAGTGTGGTCGAAAAAGTGCTTCAAAGTCAAAAAGCGGCAGATCATATCCAAAGTGCGTTCCGTCAGCAAAAGCGGCCAGTATGACTGCAGGCGAGAAAGCCAGCGCTGTCAGCAGGAAAAGATCTAAGCGGCAAGGTGTGGGCGGTAAGCCTACAATGGTTAAAACATTCGCTGCAAAAGGCGGAGCAATCAATAAGAGACCGGGTAATTCCGGCTTGTTTGGGAGACGATGATGAAAGCAAAAGGTTACAAAAAAGGCGGCGCTCCAGTGGGCAAGGCTAAATCTGCTAAAAAAACAAGCGGTATGAAAATGGGCGGAGCAGCAATGAAGACTAAAGGTTACGCAAAAGGCGGGGCTGCAATGAAGACTAAAGGTTACGCAAAAGGCGGCGCTGCAATGAAGACTAAAGGCGGAGCTAAGGGCGGAGCTAAGGGCGGAATGAGAAAGCCTTCATCAAGCAAGAGCGGATTGTTTGGTCGAAGATAGTGGCTTATCTTCAGAGCAATATACCGAATTTTAAATGCTGGGTTCGAAAAGAGTATACGCATAACCATGAGAAGTATCATGGCGAGTTTATTCACGCGATGGCGATTGCTGTAACCACGATGCCAACCCGGTGCTTATCATTTCAAATGATTTTTACTGGAGCTGAGACGTATGACGATGACGGCGAGCAAAACACGCACGGCGGAGCGATGTGGGCGAGAATGCCGATCTCAGGGCTTGTCGCTGACACACCGCTTGATAAATGGCCTGAACCAATGCCTGTCTGGGCTGCTCAACCTTGGGATTGCAGCTCTCATTGCCACGCTGTTTACGTTCTTGATCGCTGCACTCCTTCTCCTTGGCTCGCTAAGATTGATGGCGAATTTTATCCTGCAAAATACTATTTCACTGTGGATTATTCAGAAAATGAAATTGCTGATGACCCAGCCCAACATAAACAGTCGCATGTTTTAGAGCTTCTTGACGCAGGTAAGTGGACCGGGAATATTGTCGCATTGCCTAATAATCGTGTACGGGTAACGCACCCGGCTTGGTTTGAAACAGGAGATGGTGCGCCAGATTTCAAGCCTAGTCAGCATATTCATTATAGTAAATCTGATTTAGACTACACGCTGGATGTGAATCAGGTTTTCGACAACTTGTACGCCGAAACGAACGAAGAGGACTCAGACGATGAAGAGGAATAACGGCAACTCTGGTCTATACGGCAGAGTCACTAAAAAGCAAATGGGCGGAGCTGCTAAACCGGTTGGTATGAGCGGTGGCAGAGAAATTAAAATGCCCGGCGGAGGTAGGTTAGCGCCGCCTGAGATGGGGCCAAACCCTGACGCTGAGCGAATGGGGCCGAGACGGTTCCAAGGAATGAACGAAAGCATTATTGATGCGCTTGGAATTAAGAGCGATGCAATGAGTGATAAGTCTAGGAACGAGCCGCCTCGACCCAAAACTACCGGCGGCAGAACAGGTCGATGAAGGAGAAATTAAATGGCTTTTAGCGGGACTAAGAGTTTTGAGCCTGATGTAGCCGAGTATATTGAAGAAGCGTTTGAGAGATGCGGAATCGAATTGCGTACTGGTTACGACTTGCGAACTGCTACACGCTCACTCAACCTAATGCTGGCAGAGTGGGCTAACCGTGGTTTAAATCAGTGGACAATTAAGCAAAACGCAATCCCGATGCTGACTGGTACGATCACTTACAATCTTGATCCGACAGATTCAACAGCGGCAATTGACGTGCTTGACGTTTTTGTCCGAGAAGAATTTCAGGGCACTAATACTGACATTCCGCTGAGCCGAATGAGCCGTGCGGAATACTCGCACTTGGCGACTAAAACAACGACAGGCAAGCCTAACCAATTCTTCGTTGACAAGCAGTTGTCTCCAACCGTGACAGTTTGGCCGCAGCCTGACAAAAACAACACCTACACACTGTATGTTAACGTCCTGACTCGCATGGATGATGCTGGTGGTGGTGCTAATTCTTTGCAGATGCCTTTCCGATTTTACCCGTGCCTGACGGCTGGTTTATCGTATTACCTGGCGCTAAAAAAGGCTCCAGAAAAGGTTCAAATGCTCAAGCAGCTCTATGAAGAGGAATTTACGCGAGCAATGAGCCAAGATGAGGAGCGAGCGAGCTTTAGAATCGCCCCTGATTTACGCAGCTATAACATCGCTTAGCCGTGGCCTTTGCATCGAACAAAAACGCTTGGGGCATCTGTGACATTTCGGGTTTCAGATACCGCTTGCGCGACATGAAAAAGACTTGGGATGGTTACTTGGTCGGACCAGATCAGTGGTCCCCAAAAGAGCCTCAGTTAATGCCTAAGCCAACACCTATTGATCCGCAGGCTTTGAAAGATCCAAGACCTGACCAGGCGAATGATAACAATTTCTTTACGGTCTACACCAATTCCGGTGATGGTATACTAGGCACACAATTGCAAACATTTGCAATATCCTGTAATGTTGGAACTGTGGAGGTAACCACATCATGAGTTTTACTTTAGCGACTTTGAAGAACGCCATTCAGGACTATTTGCAGGTTGATGAAACAACTTTCAACGATAACCTAGACACGTTTATCCAGGAGTCAGAGACTCGCATCTTTAAGCTTGTTCAGTTATCTGAGCAGCGTAAGAATGTCACAGCGACGACTTCGCATAACAATCGGTTCTTGGCAACGCCATCTGATTTTTACTCGCCGTTTTCGCTGGCCGTCATTGACAACGGGACGTACTACTATTTGCTATTGAAGCATCCTTCGTTCTTGAAGGAGTATGACCCCTCAGTCTCCAGCAGAGGTCGCCCAAAGTATTACAGTAACTTTGACGATGCAGCATTTGAGTTGTCGCCAGTCCCTGATGCAAATTACAGCGTAGAGCTGCATTATTTGCATGAGCCTGCTTCACTTACTTCTGGCGCAGATAGCGGAACCACGTTGTTAAGCACTGAATATCCAGATGCTTTGCTATACGGTACGTTGGCCGAAGCTGCAATCTTCTTGAAAGAAGCTCCTGATGTGATTGCCAATATGGAACAGCGTTTCATGTCAGCAATCGGAAGAATGAAAAACTTGTCCGAGGGTCGTGATACGCGAGATGAATATCGTTACGATCTATTGCGGACAGGGGTGAGTTGATGGAGAGGATTGAGAGTCTTCGAGGAAAAAGAGTAGCATTGATTGGTCTAGGCGCAAGCCAGATTGACTTTGTTATTGGGATGGAAAACAGCAAGCAGTGGGATGAGATCTGGGTTATTAACAGCGCCTTATCGGTTTTTGCTTGTGATCGAGTTTTCATGATGGACCCTGCAAGCAGGTATTTAGACACCCAAGATGCGGGTAATCAAACAGACGTTATGCGTCGATTGCTGCCGACTTTTGATAAACCAATTTACACTTGTGAACTCGATGATCGAGTTCCCGCCTTGGTTGAGTACCCTTTAGCTGAAGTTATGGGTGATGCTAAATGCGCTTACTTCAATACGACAGTCGCCTACGCGTTAGGCTTTGCCTACTGGAACCGAGTGGCTCACATTGATTTATTTGGTTTAGATTTCAGCTACGCGCACAACATTCATTTTGCAGAAGCTGGCCGCGCTTGCGTTGAGTTTTGGATTAGTAAGTGCATGGAAAATAACATTGGCATTGGCACGTCTCCAAGATCAACGCTTCTCGACAGCAATGTTGGTGCGGCTGAGCGCCTTTATGGCTATCACCGTCTTGACGATCCTTTAGTCACGATTCCTCAAAATGGTGAGTGGCACGTCTTTCCTAAGTCTAAGATGGCTGAAATGATCGAAAAGCATAATTTGGAAACTGTAGATATACCAAAATCGCCGGAGCCGTACAAAGGATGATGAGCGACGACATTGGCTTTCAGCTTGGCAACATCACGGTTGCTACTACGCACAACAAGGGTCATGATCC